AATCGGGAGCCAATCCTACAAGATCACGCACACCCGAAGCGGCTGGACGCAGGAAGAATGGCGCGAAATTAAGTCACGCACGGAAACCGACCAAAAGATTGTCGATGAAGCGCTCCAGGAGCGCCGTCGGTCGGCAGGTCAGAAGGCCGTCAAAATGCTGCAGGCGGCAAGCTCTTCCGTTTCCATGAGCCATCCGTATGTGGTCAAAAAACAGATTCTGCCCTACGGTGCCTATCAGCTGCGCAATCAGATCTTGCTCCCGATGTGGAAGGACGGCCGTGTGGTCGGCCTGCAGACGATTTTTCCTGCAGAAACTCAGGACGGCAGCACCGAGATCCAGAAGCGATTTTTGTCCGGAAGCGACTTAAAAGGCTCCTGCTTAAAACTCGGGGAACCCGCCCAGCCGCCGGAGGCGATTATTTTGACGGAAGGATGGGCCACGGCTTGCAGCATCATGCAGGCATCCGGCGCACCGATGGTCGTTGTGGCCTTCTCTGCCGGGAATCTCCTTCCGGTGGCCGAAAGCCTTAGGGCCGAATACCCGAACTCCAAGATCGTCATTGCTGCAGATAATGACTGCCACTATCACACAGCCCTGAAGCGTGAAATCAACGACCGCTTCGGCATTGAACTCAATATCGCGGCATCTAAAGCTTCTGCTCGGGAGCAGATTGTTCCTGGTGGACAACGAAGGATAAGGAGACTTATCTGGAGTATGAAGAATGGTCGGACGGAAGGCCTCGCCCCATGCACCGCTCGCTTTGCAATACCGGCGTAGTCAAGGCCAAAATCGCGGCTTCCAAGGTAGGTGCTGCCGTGGTCATTCCCCGCTTTGCCGATGTTTCTTTGAGAGGCACCGACTTTAATGACTTGGCCGTCCAGGAAGGACGCGACGCAGTCTCTCAGCAGTTAGCCTGGAGGCAGGCGGAGCCCTTAAGTAAGGGGTCCGGAGACAAAAAAGTGAATGAGAAGAATTTAGGGGTTATCAGTTCCCTCGGTAAACGTTACATCGCCATTGACAGCACGGACACGTGTTGGGATACCGAGTACTTGAGAGTGACGAAGATCTCAACCATCCGACAGTGGTTCGGAGCCAAGACCGTGAACCTCTGGCTGCAGAATGAGTTCGACAACCGCCGAATCATCCAGCCCGAGCAGCTGATTTTTGAGCCGGATCCGAAAAAGATCCCGCTCGGCAGCATCACGATGTTTGCCGGATGGCCGATGAAGCCCAATTACACCCATAAGTGTCAAAGACTGATTGATCATCTTTTCAAGATCTGCGGAGAAAACGATGATCTCTTCCAGTGGGTGGCCGCATGGCTGGCCTACCCTCTTCAGCACCCGGGCGCCAAAATGCAGACGGCCTTAGTCGTCTACGGCGAAAGAGAAGGCACCGGAAAGAGCATGTTCTTTAATGCGATTTCTAAGATTTACGGTCAGTACGCCTGTTCGGTTAACCAGAACATGGTGCAGAGCGATTTCAACGGATGGGTCTCTAAGAAGCTGTTTGTGGTCTGTGAGGAGGTGGTAACGAATCAGGAGAAGCGAAATTTGAAAGGTGCGCTTAAGAATCTCGTCACCAACCCCACGCATACGATAAACGAAAAAGGGCTTCCTGCGCGATTTGAAGCAAACAAAACGAATTTTGTGTTCCTCTCTAACGAACTTCAGCCGCTGATGTTTGACAGTGCCGACCGCCGTTATCAGGCTATTAAGTTTGAGACAGCCTCGCCTCCGGAATACTTCGAGGCTCTCGCTGATGAAATTGACAACGGCGGGATTGAGTCCTTCTATGCCTATCTGCTCAACTTTGATACGAGTTGGTTCAACGAGAGCAAAAGGCCTCTGGAGACTCAGGCAAGACTCGACTTAAAGCGTCTGGGGAGTGACTCGGCCATTCGCTTCATTGAGGATTGGACGTCCGGAAATATCAATTTGCCGGTGGGGCCGGCCGTGCTCGGCCATCTCTATGATGCCTACACCATTTGGTGCAAGTCATCCGGAGAAAGACCCTGCAGCAAAGAGGTTTTTGGCGGCAGGTGTAAGAGCCGGCTAAACGGCGGACGACTGAGGGTGCAGCTCTACAGCGAAGATTCGTCTTCGACTGAGACGCTAAGGCCTCTGAAGATATATCATAGGCAGGTGTATTGGCCGAAAACCACGGAAGATCCGAAAGTTAATGCTGAATTCTCTCAGCGTGCTCGGGCGTTTCAGATTGACGTGGAAACCGCCAAAGAAAGGTTCTATCGTGACTTCAAGTCTCTCCAGTAAACCTTCTTCGTACCTTTTTGCAAGGTCCTGCTGCTGTTTTAGGCCGCAGGGCCTTTTGTTTTCCCCGTTGTTCATACTGTTCACCCTGTTCAGAGGCACAAAATGGACGGTATGAACACTAATTTTTTATTTGGAATCAAAACGATGGGAGCAGTGTGTTCATATTGTTCACCTAATACACGTCTACCTACATGTGCGCGCGTGGATGGAAATATAAAAAACGGAAAAAAGAAATTTACGGGGTATGGAGATATGAACAGTATGAACAAGTGAACAAACACTTTAAAAACAAATAATTATGAATAAAACCATTGAACAAACTAATGAACAGTCATTGAACAACTTCTTTGACGATATTGGTACAGCTCCCATGACTCGAATCCCTTACGTAAAACAGCTGCTTTTTTGCTGGTGGAAGTGGCGGAATCTTTCCCGGAACAAACTGCCTCCTCAGTTGGACATGAATAACGACCGAGTGGATTCGTCCAGAAAGAGCAGCGATTTGATTAACGCTGCCTCCTGCGACTTCGCGATGTTTCGTCTGGACAGGATCATCAAGGAGTTGAATCCGACACTCAGGGCGGCCGTTTTCGCGCTCTACGGCCACGTAGGGATGAGAGGCGTTATCCACGCAGCCGATGAATTAGGGATTTCAAAGAGCACGATGATCCGCCGTCTTTGCCGGGCAGATCAAGCAATTGCAATGGAATTGGATGCACTCAGGAATAAGGAAAAAACATGCTAGGTGAAAATCCCTATGACACCTTTTTCTCGAAAATGGGCTATATTTTCATAAACTTTGGCAGTGAGTGGCTCAGACGCCACGACATTAAACGCCGATCTTCTTACGCATCCTCCCTTATCCGTCCTTCTAATCGTTTGATACGGACGATTTTTAAAGCCTTCCCGATGAGATTTTTGATCTCTTTTTCTCTCCCTGAGACCCTCTTCGGAGAAAACAAATGAAGAAAGAATTTCAGGCTTCGTCCAGAGAAAGGATTAAGGATGCTGCCTTAGTCGTAACGGGTTTAATTATCCTT